CAGTGCTGGTTTCCATGATCCAGTTGATTGGATCAGCACAGGTAACCATACTCTAAACTATCTTATCAGCGGAGACTTTAACAAGGGTATTCCGCTAGGTAAGGTATGTGTGTTTGCAGGTGAATCAGGCTCCGGTAAGAGCTTTATTTGCTCCGGCAATATTGTGAAGAACGCTCAAAAGATGGGCTGTCAGGTTGTTCTTTTTGACTCCGAGAACGCACTTGATGAAGAATGGCTCAAGGCACTAGACGTTGATACTAGTTCCGAAAAGCTGTTGCGTATTTCAGTTAGCATGATTGACGATGTGGCCAAAGCCATCTCAGACTTTATGAAAGACTACAAAGTTAATTATGGCTCACTGAAGTATGAAGAAATGCCCAAATTACTGTTCGTAATTGACAGTCTCGGCATGTTGCTTACTCCAACTGATGTTGATCAGTTCCAGAAGGGTGACATGAAGGGTGATATGGGTAGAAAGCCAAAGGCTCTTACAGCCTTGGTTCGTAATACTGTAAACATGATTGCACCTTATCCAATTGGACTAGTTGCAACAAACCACACTTATGCAAGTCAGGATATGTTTGATCCAGATGACAAGATCAGTGGTGGACAGGGCTTTATTTACGCTAGTTCAATTGTAGTTGCTATGCGTAAGCTCAAGCTCAAGGAAGATGATGACGGTAATAAGATTAGCGAAGTGCGTGGTATTCGTAGTGCCTGTAAGGTAATGAAAACTCGCTATAGCAAGCCGTTTGAAAGCGTTCAAATTAAGATTCCTTATGACTCAGGTATGAATCCTTATAGTGGCCTATTGGACATGTTTGAAGCAAAAGGTATTCTTGTTAAGGAAGGCAATCGACTTGCGTATACTTCACCTGTTACTGGTGAAATCATCAAGGAGTTCAGAAAAGGTTGGACCAACAATAAGTTGCAGGTAATTATTGACGAGTGGGGTCAAAATCCAGTCGCTAATACTACAACTGTAGCAGACGCTGATCCCGCTGATTTTGAGCCAACTACGGAGGAATATGCAGATGAGTCCTGAAGTAGTACTTCTAGGAGAAGTTTGGGATTCGGTTAAATCCTTTATCCCAAGAAAAGAAAGACTACAGGCTGCTGAAACACTTGTTAGACTATTTGACGATAATGTAGACATCAGTGATGTTGAATCATTTGTTAATGAATATGACAGCGTGTTAAAGACAGCAGTAGTAAGCCATTTTGATCTTCTATTAGAAGAAGATGGCGATGAAGATGACTGGGAATGTTAACGCATGAGTACCTGGTATAACAAGATAGTAGAAGATCTTAGTGTTATCGTTGATTGCATTGAGTACTTTGAAAATGAGCTTGACGAAGCCAGGTACGAGTGCGGGATCAAGGGCAGTCTGGAAAAAGCCAGTGCTGCCCTCCCGGGCATTACTGAAAAGCGATTTAACCAACTTCAAGAAATTGAAGCAATTCTAGAACATCTAAATATTGAATTACGCAAAGAGCGCAGTAAGGTATTTAGAAAATATTTAGAAAGTTATAATCGTCAATTAAGCAGCAGAGATGCTGAAAAGTTTGTGGACGGTGAGGAGAGTGTAATTACTCTCACTCACCTGACCAACCAATTCAGTCTGATGCGTAATAAGTTTTTGGGTATTATGAAAGGCCTAGATACTAAACAGTGGCAGATTGGTCACATCACAAGATTGCGTACCGCAGGCATGGAAGATATTGTAATTAGTTAATGTTTAGTTAAGGTTGTAATCTATACAAAAACACTAAATAAAATAGTAGGAGATTACTATGTACAAATATATTTTAGCAGCAGTTCTTTCATTTGCAGTAGCAACACCCGCACTAGCAGATCCTAAACATCATGATTATTATAGATCACACAATCACCACAATCACAAAGGTAGCGGCAAATGGGTTGCACCATTAATTGGTGGTATTGTACTTGGTGCTATTATTTCAGATGCTAAGGCTAAAGAACGAGAAAATAATCGCAAAATTATTGTAGTTAAGGAACCACAAAAGCATTGCGAAGAACTTACAATTATTGTGCAAAACCGTTGGGGCGATATTTTAGAGCGTAGAACAGAGTATCGTTGTACTGAATACTGAGTTGACACTTTTCTAAAAAGGTGCTAGTATTAGTATACTTTTGAGGAATTGTGTTATGGCTAAAAAACCTAAAAAACCAACAGTTGCTAAACGCAATCCTGTGGCTAAAAACGCACATAATTTTAACAGAGCTAAGGTATTCAAAGACCGCAAAAAAGAAGCTAAAAATGACAATTACGGACAAGATGACGTAAGTCATTGATTTTATTAGGCCTGCTAAGTTATTGATTTAGCAGGCTTTTTTTATTACCTAAAAAATGGTTGACACTCTCCCTAAAGATGTTATTATATAAATGTAGGGTAAGGAATAAACGATGTTTGCAGCAGTATTAATTCTTGGTGGGGCTTGGGTAGTGTTGAGCAACTTGCTTGACATTCTCGCAGGGCTTACAGGATTTAAAGGATTCGATGCATTCCTGGGCTATTGGGGCGCAATTATTGCCCTTATTGTTATGTTGAAAATTCTTGCCTAAACTGGTTGACAGCATCCTAAAAGATGCTATTATTAATATGTAAGTTAAATGTTGTGGGAGACATTAAATGCAGAAGTTGATTAAAATTAAGCAGGGCAGCTATCGTAATGCTCCAATTTACGATACTGTTTTTCCGCTCGTTAAGCCTATGAAGGTAGGCAAGAAGGGCATGTTTGTTACCGTTGATGCTTCAAACATCCTCGGCACTGATAAGGCAGCAATCCGCGTGTTGATTGAAAATATTGAAGACGTAGAGTACGTCGGCACTGACACTCCTGTGAGTGTTGCTTCTGCGGCACCTGTTGCTGCACTGGTTACTAAGACTAAACCTGCTGCACCAGCAGAGACGCCTGAAGAGGCAATGGATCGTATCCGCAAGCGTTTTGCGATTCTAGACCAAATGACTGACGCTGTTGCTAACGGTGTTGTGCGTGGTCTAATTGTTAGCGGCCCTCCTGGTGTTGGTAAGAGCTTTGGTGTTGAGCGAATCCTCGATGAGTACGAAGCGATGCACAAGCTCGCTGGCGGTAAGGATGCTCGCACTGAAGTTGTTAAGGGTGCGATGAGCCCAATTGGTTTGTTCCAGACGCTGTTTAACAACAGTCGAGAAGGCGACATCCTTGTGTTTGACGACTGTGACAGCATCTTGTTTGACGAAGTTTGCTTGAACATGCTCAAGGCTGTACTGGACTCGGGCAAGAAGCGCACCATTACTTGGAAGGCAGAATCCAACGCTCTGCGTCGCGAGGGCATTCCGGATCGATTCGACTTTAAGGGTGGTTGTATCTTTATCACGAACGTCAACTTTGAGAATGTTCGTAGCAAGAAGATTCAGGATCACTTGCAGGCCCTAATGTCACGCTGCCACTACATTGACTTGGGTATGGATAGTGTAAGCGATCGCTTCCTGCGAATTAACCAGATCGTTAACGACGGCATGCTTGCTGAGTACGATTTTGGTAGTGAGGGCGAGCAGGAGGTTGTAGACTTTATGGTTGAGAAGGCAAGTCTACTCCGAGAGATTAGTTTGCGTATGGTGCTTAAGGTTGCAGACCTTAAGAAGATGGCTCCTGAGAACTGGAAGGATCTTGCAGAGAGCACCTGTATGAAGCGGTTTGCCTAAGCGTTATTCTCCCACAGCGTAAAGGCACTACCCCCCGAGGCAACTCGGGGGGTAGTTTTTATCTATTTTAAGGGCTTGACAAATCCATTGACTGAGTATAAATTAGTATAGTATGCAGAAGGTTACATTAGAAATTCGCGATGAAGTTAATGTTAGGTTTGCGGGACTGGACCCGCGAACTCGTCGCAAGATATCTGATGCAGTAAAGTATTTCTTGCCCTATGCTAGACATATGCCTGCGTTTAAATTAGGACGCTGGGACGGCTGTATTAGATATTGCGATATTGGCGGCCGTACCTATTTTAATCTTTTGGATAAACTACTGCCTCTAGTAGTTGAAGAGGGTTACGATATCGAAATCAACGATATGCGTACCAAGTGGAACTTTGAATTCAGTGCTGTAGATCAATTGGACTATGAGCACATTCCATGGCCTAAGAATCATCCAAATGCGGGCGAACCTATTATACTTAGAGACTATCAAGTAGAAGTAATTAATCGCTTTCTTGATACCCCACAATGCATACAGCAGATTGCTACCGGCGCAGGCAAGACCATCATCACAGCAGTTCTAAGTCATCGCTGTGAGCCGTATGGTCGAACAATTGTAATTGTGCCCAACAAGGATCTTGTTGTTCAAACAGAGCGTGACTATATCAATTTAGGACTTGATGTTGGGGTATACTTTGGCGACAGAAAAGACTTTGGAAAGACTCACACTATTTGCACATGGCAGAGTCTTGACATTTTGGAAAAGGCAACTAAAGCCGGCACCGCTAATATCACAATTGACGAGTTTTTAGAAGGTGTAGTGTGCGTAATGGTTGACGAAGTTCACAAGGCAAAGGCTGATGTGCTTCGTGATCAGTTAGGCGGCATGTTCCGTAATGTACCTATTCGTTGGGGTTTAACTGGTACCATCCCCAAAGATGAATACGAAGCAGTTGGTTGTGTTTGTGCTATTGGTCCTGTAGTTGGTAATTTAAGCAGCAAGGAACTTCAAGATATGGGTGTGCTTGCTGATTTAGATATTAATATTCTTCAGTTGCAGGACGGCCAATTGGGTTTTAATAGTTACGCTCAAGAACTAAAATGGTTGCTTACAGATCCAACTCGTATAGATCACATTAGTCAAATAATCAACGGACTAAGCACAGGCGGTAACACACTTGTACTAATTGATCGTATCAAAACAGGCGAAATGCTAATGGAGCGTAACTCAGATTGGGTGTTTATCAGTGGCGAGATGAAAACAAATGATCGTCAAAAGGAATACGCTGAAGTTAGTGAAATGAATAACAAGGTTATTGTTGCTACCTACGGTGTTGCTGCTGTGGGTATTAACATTCCTCGCATCTTCAATCTTGTTATGATAGAGCCCGGCAAGAGCTTTGTTCGTGTAATTCAAAGTATCGGCCGCGGAATCCGTAAAGCAGAAGATAAAGATTATGTACAAGTAGTTGACCTTACCAGCAATTTAAAGTATAGTAAGAGACACTTAACACATCGTAAAACATATTATAAAGAACAAAACTTTAGAAACCAAATGACTAAAGTTGAATACAAATGAAAATGACACTGGACGAATATACAAATCTCACTGACACTGATAAAGCCTTTCTAAAACTAGAAGGACGTTGTGTTGGTTGTGGGTGTGATATGAACATGAAGTTCATGAACAGCCCACTCATTGTACACAGCGAATGGTGTAGCTACATCCCAAAACTAACATTTGCTTATAATTGGGACCGCGGTCCTAACAAGATTGTAACAAACAGTTCACGGCAAGGTAAGAGCGTGTTTGCTGACATGGCAAACATTTTAAACAAAACATTTAGGAAGCAATATGAAAATACTAACAGTTGATAACAAACCCTATGATTTAGATACTGTACCAGATGAAATTGAAGACGTTCGATATTGTGTACTTGATGCAAGCGATCCAACCTACATCGACTATTACTTTCTTCCTTTGATCTTTCTAGAGAGCTTTCATGCTCCTGCTATCTGCCTACAAATAGGCAAACATAGTTTGCAAATGCCCATGGATTGGAGTATTGTAATTTGTGATGAGGACTATACTGCGGTAGAAGTTATTCCTTTAGCAAGTTTAAATAATCGAGGATTTCGTTGTCTAGCATTAAATCCAATGGTAAGCAACTCTTTAACCAGTTACGATATTTCTATTACAAACATATTTCAAGATGTTAAATGGTACTTTCCAAAGTTAAAGAATGGGCATGTACTAGCAGTACCATTGGAAAATAAGGGTAAGCCGCTATGTGCATTGTTTGTTAAAGAGCTTAACAAGGTTTGTGATCTACAAGTTGGGGACTTAGTGGGCTAATGCAAGATACAGATCCTTATAACCTCAAGCATGAAATTACCCCTATTCCAGACTTTCCTGTAGCGGGTGTACAGTACAAAGATGTTACTAGCTTGCTGTATAAGCCTGCTGCATTTAAAGCCACTGTAGACGCTATTACAGCGTTTGCTAGGGCTAATTATATCACTGATGTAGTAGCAGCCGATGCTAGGGGGTTTATTTGGGGCGGCCCAGTAGCACTTAATTTGGGTGTCCCGTTACACCTGGTTCGCAAGCCAGGCAAGCTGCCACCGCCCACAATTGGATATGACTTTGAGTATGAGTATGCTAACACGAGTCTGCATATGAAAGAAAATGCTCCGCTTGGTGAAGTGAGCAATGTATTAATTGTTGACGATGTGAACGCCACAGGCGGAACAGCATTAGCTATTGTTGAGTTGCTTAAGAAGTTTAATGTGCATCCGATCGAAGTATGTTATGCTTCAGTTATTGATCTAATATTTCTAGGCGGCACAGTTAAACTAACAGAACAGGGCGTTAAAACATTTAGCGTCATTACATATAACAAGGATGAATAATGGGTTATTTTTTTACAAGTGAGAGCGTAAGTGAAGGACACGCTGACAAGGTTGCTGATCTGATCAGTGATGCTGTTGCTACATACATTCTGGATAAGAATCCAGCTCACCGCGCCGCAGTAGAAACACTAGTCACCACTAACATGGTAACACTGGCTGGCGAGTATAAGAGCACCAAAGAAATTGACAAGAGTGTGATTGCAGACATTGTGCGTAACACAGTTAAGGATATTGGTTACGAACAAGAAGGCTTCCACTGGCAGCATCTAAAAATCTATAACGAGCTGCATCCACAAAGTGCAGATATTGCACTAGGCACAGATGACTTTGGCGCAGGCGACCAGGGTCTTATGTTTGGCTATGCTTGTCGTGAAACACCTAACTATATGCCTTTGGCTATCCATCTAAGTCATCGTATTGTTGAAATGCTTACTCGCCATCGAAAGAATGGTACAGAATGGTTGGGACCTGATGCAAAGTCGCAGGTAACAATCCAATACAATGACGATGCAGAGCCTGTACGCATTGCAAAGATTGTGTGCAGTACGCAACATGCAGACTGGATTAGTATCGATAATGTTCGTGCTAGCGTAAAGAGCTTTATACAATCTATGCCTGAAATGGAGTTAATTGATAATGACACTGAGTTTTACATTAATCCTACTGGCCGTTTTGTTATTGGCGGCCCTGACGGTGA